AAAGTATTTCTGTCCGTAAGTGTATGTTTCTAATGTTGTTTGAATATTAGGGTTGGCACCTGTAAATGTTGAATTAGTAATATCAAGTTGCTCAGGAGCCCTATGGTCAGGAGTTTGTATATACCAACCAGAACCTTTCTCAAAGAAGAAATCGTTATTAATTATTGGTTTTTTAGGGTAACCCTCATCATCAATAGGATAATCACCTCTAACCGTATCAACAGCTGTTATTGTCGTAGTAGTGGTAAAACCAGTGTATATGTTTCCAAGAATACTATAAGTAATTGATGGGTCTAAATCAGGAATTTCATCTACTTTTGTTCCACCTGAAATATTGAAAAATTCGCCATTAAATCTGTCAACATTAATTGGTCCATCTGCAACATAAACAATTTCATTAAATTCAATTAACGCTTTAGGTGCTCCGACCATTCTTAATAAGAATTCAATAGATTTTCTAGTACCCTTACTTTTAAAAAGGTAAGCTGAGTTTAATATCAAATTCCTATAAAATTGATAATTTAATTGGTTTGGCGTTGGGTCATTTTGAAAACCCGAATAAATTGATTTATTTTTAGTGCCGAAAATTGAACTTAAAAAGTTATCATTTGTGATTGGTGAAATATTTGTATCCCATCCTAATGTTTGAGCTAAATTTTTAAGTAATGCTGATGGTATATCATTTTGTGGGGTGTAATGAACTGAAGTCATAAATGATAACGCGTCTATGAATTTTTTTGTTTCATCAAAACTACGACCATAAATTTGTAAAACTTTTTGAACTTTTTGTTCACCCGTATCGAAATCCTTAAATGCACCTGTTGTTAAGAAACGAACAATTAAATCCGTCTTGTTACGGTCCATCTCTTCAGCAATTCGATTTAATTGGTTTAGATATTTTTCAAAATTTGAAGACACAATATCTAAGTTCCATAAACCTTGTTTTGGCCAGGTCACTGATTTTTTCCTTTTAACAAAACCCCCACTATCAGTTTCCTCAATAACATCAAAAACTGCAGTATATGGTGGATTTATAAACCTATTTAATAAAAAATCTTCAACCTCATCAAATGGGTCTTTAAAGGCAACTTCAGTATGGTATTTATTTGGTCTTAAAACTAAAGTATCAACTGAACTACTCGCACCTGAAAAAGGATTACCTTCAACAGTAACAGTGATAGTTCCTGCGGATAATGATGTAGACGGAATAAAGTCTGTAACCTGATATTCAGTCTCCATATCATTAACATACAATGCATATTTTAAATATTGTTCAGTTAAATTTCTTAATGGACTAACACTCATAGGTCTTACCGAAATATTACGTGTAGCATTTCTAGAATAATCAATATCAAAAGGATTAATAAAACGAGTAACATCCATATCAAAGGTTGTCTCATCTTCAATCTGGTCATAACTAATATTTGACGCAGTGTTCGCAGTTGAATAATCTAACCTTAATAATTTTTCAACTTGAATCGAAGCTGGGAAGTAATTAATAATTTTTGTTACAGATGTCGATAATCTTTTTTGTAACGAACCATATAATGCATAATTTGTTACCTGACTAATATCATAATTTGGGTAAACCTTAAATGTTTTACTTGCAATTAATTTTGATTGTTCAATACTTTCAATATTGATATCAACTAGAGAAATAGGTTTTGAGAACACACCAGTATTAAAAGTTCTATTAACTTTTTCTAATATTGAATTAGTAAATTGAAAATTACCTTGTGTTAAACCTCCACCGTCAAGCACTTGAAATCCCACCAAATCAGGTGAGAAGGATTGAGCACCACTTGGTGGTGCCGGTGGATAAAAATATTTCTTTTGATTATTAGCCATCTATTAACTTATTATATTAATGAAGTTCTTACTAAAATCAATGTTCTCATCTCGGTCTTGACGAACCTCATAAAGTAGATTATTAAATTCATCACGAATCTCAAATAGGTTATATTGTTTGTAAATATTAAGATTACGGTCATATAAAGTGTAAATACCGTCTTCCATACTCTTAGTTTGATTTCCATAAAGTGCAATTGCAAGAGTATCAATATCATGCTCAGCCAATTCTATATCTACCGAGATTGGATTAAAGAATGTATTGGTCATCACAATATTTTGATTTGGTTGACCAATAAAAGGTGTCGCACTCGCCTTATTTGATGGAGCACTTGAAGGTGAAACCGTGCAGAAAATCAAATCACTACCACCATCAACATACCTATATCTTATCGCTTTTTGTGAACTGTTTGTTAAATTGGTTACAACTGGCTCACAAAAGAAAGATGATGTAATGACTCTATAAAAATTAGGAATTTTAGTTCCGTCATCGTTTAAATATTCAATTCTATACCCAACAAGACCCTGATTGGTAAATCTATTCCTAAATTGTTCAGGAACACCATTTAAATCTATAATTAAACCTTTCACATTAGGTAATGCAGATAAAACACCACAATCAGTAATTGTAGTTCTTATCTCTATTGGTCTAATGTAAAGTGTGTATATACCAATTTTATTGAACTCTTCAGCTGGTAATTTTAAATTGTATAAACCACCCAATATTTCAACATTAGTATTACCACCAGTATTTGCGTTATGAAAATAAGGTGTCAATACATCTGCGGCGTTCAGTTTCTTTAAAACAAAATTTGTTGTCACGTCTCTTGATGGTGTATAATTCAAAATTATCTCAACATCTTCAGGTGACATATCTGCGGGTCTTATAGTTCCGTATGTTCCTAATGCCATTTTTTTATTCTTTCTGTTTGTTTATTTTGAAGTAACCATAACCATAAGAAGTTAAGTCACCCAAGTTATCAACTTCACCTAATCTCTGCAATGATTCAAAGCCTGATAACTTACCTCTTTCAATAAATATTTCCGATTGTATTTCTGGTGAGTCAACTACGTTAATTAATACTTCTTGTTTTGTAATTGCAGACGCAACCAAGTCATTTGATGTTAATCCTGATGAATTAATAAAGTATAATGTGGTTCCGTTAGGATAATCATAATAATCAACATTATTGATTGTATATGATGTGTAGGCTGTGGTTATTTGATTTACTTTACCATAAGGTTGACCTTCTTTTTGAACCGTAACAGTAACATCATATGGTGTGGTTCCATATAATTTTAAATCTGTTAATCTTGAACTAGTAAAACCACTAATTAAAAATGGTATTGTTGTAAAGTTATTTGAAGTTTGACTCGCAACAGTATTTGAACTATCTCCATCGAACAAATATTGATAACTAATAGGTATACCTGACCAATTACCTCCCTGACTGATAAATGTTATGTCACCATTAGGATTGTTTACAGTTACACCCGTTGTCGGTAAGTAAACTTCTTTTTTAACTATTGTTTGACCCCACGGATTGTTCTGAGTCATAGTAATTGTATAACCTGTAGATACAATAGGATAAATATGGGTTAATGGTTGTGGTGTTGTAGGGGTAAAAGTCTCACTATTACCATCACCCCAATCAATGATATAATTAGATAATTTCAAAAAACTTTTAATATCATCTGAAGTGTTGAATAACTGTAAAGAGTATGGATTATTTGTATCACCACTCACTAAAAAATTGGTTACAACATCTTTTTGTAAAATAAAACCATCAAAAGGTGTATAGAAACCTAAATTATCGTATGTTTGTCTAAAAACTAAAGGTATAGTAAGACCTGTTAATAAACTACTACCATTAGTTCCACCACTAAGAATATTTGTCATACCCGTATATAAACCAAAAGTATCCCCATTAAAATATTCGGTGATAACGTCTCCTTTGATAGATTCAGGTGATATTTTTATATAATATTTCTCTTCCATTATTGTGGGTTTATATACTCATACCAGTTTATATTACTTAGTGAAGTCCCAACTCTGTTTTGTCCACCCCACATTTGATAAACCTCATATTCATAATTAGTGTTATCCAACACAACTTTATAATAAAAGAAGTCCTGTTTTTTAAAATTAAATTTATTACTTAAAACTGACTGTGGTCTATTCATCATTCTAATGAACTGCCCTTCTTTAGCGTTGAAGAACTTTGCGGACATATAAAATTCCGTATTTGGAATATATTCTCGACTTTTTAACCAATAAATAAAATAACCTTCTTTATCACCAACATAATCCAAATCAAATATTGGTCTTCTAACCTGAACAACTTTAGGAACCGATTCTGTTCCAATATCAGTAGTTTCAAACCTACCTTGTTGAGTGGGTATGATTATTGTAAAATATATTTGTTGGTTTTCAGGTTCGACACTATCATAAAAATCGAGTTTAAAAAAACTTCTTTTAAAAGAATTGGCATAATAATATAATTCTTTGTCAGTAAACGTAATACCACTAAAATTAGGAAAAACAGAATCATCAACGAAATTATAATCAGCCACCCACAAGTTACTTTCACTAATTAATACATTCTCTATATCCTTACTTCTATCAAAAAAACTAAAACTATATGTTGTCGACGTTTTTAATTCATTATTATCATTCCAAGCTTTATGTGAATAACGAGTAGTTTCAAAATCCTCAATAGGGTTGATTATCTGTTCTAAAACATCATCTTCATAACCCTGCAAAAGGTCCTCCCTTCCAACACTTTCAAATTTTACCTGAAATGGAAGATTAAACTGAGTATCGTTATCTTTTACTGTAAATCTAAACTTATTCACAATTATCAATTAATGGTGAGAATATTATGTCGTTAAAGACGTTATTATCTTTTTGTAATGGCGTTTGTAAGAATATTATCTGTTTAAATGGGTAATGTTTACCATTTAAAAATGGGTTATTAACTCCATTTCCGTCTGTATCGATATATCCATATGCGTAGATATCTCTCCACCTCCATAAACCTTCAAATTCTGAATAAAAAGAATAATCAGGTATGTTATCAACCTTTTCTTCGTCACCCGTCTCAATATAGTCAGAGTAAACTTTTAACGGAACACTGTAGTGTGGATGATACGCATAACCAAATGGTAAATTAGCAGTCCCATTATCATCAAATAAATTATTATTAAATGAGAATTTATGTGACATTTTAGATAAGACTGTTTCTTTTTGGTCAAACTTATTCCATTCACAAATATCACCTTTTAATACGTGACCCACAGTTAAATCATCATTATAGTAAAACTTTTTACCGTTTAATTGATATGACCCATATGGTATATTGTCCTTATTATATTGATTACTTTTTCTCCACCAATTATCAACATCATTTTTTCTAAAATTAAAATCCCAACCTATTTCTATGGCCGATTGATTATCTACTAATAAATTTGGATTACGAGGATTATTAAACCAACCCATATAACCCTTATTAATTATAGTTATAAAAAGTTCAGTGATTGGTCGACCTAAATTATTAGTTAAACCTATAATATCAATATCCCTATCAATCGAAAATCCATAATCATCTCGACCATCTTTTACTGAAATTCTTTGAATTTGATTTGGTGTTGCAGCAGAATACTCTAACTGTCTTTTAATTGGGAAATTACTTCTTTCGAAACCCATTCTGGTTAAGTCCACATTACTAACCGTTGTTAAAGTTTTATGTTTTCTAACATAATATTCAGAAGTAGTTTCACCTGAATTATTAGGGTTAATAACTCTTTTTAAATTACCTGTCGAACCATTGTAAAATGGTGTTCCAGTAAACCCATAATCATAAACATTTAAAACTTTATCATCATTACCATACGCTTGGTCACCTAAACTATATACTTCAAATAGATTTCTACCATTTACCGCAGTAGGTATATAAATGTATTCACCAGCATTAATATTGTGTTTGTAACCACAATAAAATGTTATCATTCTTTTACCGTTTACAACCCTATTTTTTATCACATAAGGTATACCATCTGAAACTACAAAATTATTGGTATTTTCAAATACATCATCAGTATATGACATATTTTGATTGTAATCATTATCGTTAGGATAAGTCACATATAAAGACCAATTATATGTTGACGCACTTTTAGGTTTAAATTCAATGTGACCAGGTATAGATTTTGTTCTGAAGAATGAAAATTCATCATATTGTGGATAACCTTTCCACACACCTGTTGTTACTGAATTTTCAACATCCAAATAATACAAGTCATTTTTAAATGGGTCATAATTAGAACATTTACCCGATATTGAATTATTAAATATATTAACAATTTTACCTGATAACCTAAACTTTGTTGAAATTTGTCTTTCGTGGTCAAATCTATCCTCTAAATTTAAAAGAACGTTTCGGTCACCCTCTATTTTTTGTTTTTTAGTGGAGTTTAAAGGAACTTGAATAAACAAGTCGGTATTAGGGGCACCTGCATACCTGTCAGAACCTCTAACAATTCGTATCGTATCATTATTTTTTTGATTTGACATATTAATCTTGTATTATTACAAATTTCTTTATAAACCTATTTAATGCACTTTTTCCTTGTTTTAATCCAAAGTAAAAATGGAAAGGTGAACCTACTCTATAATAATCGGGATGATTCGAATTAGTATTCGCCTTATCGTCTAATTCAGGGAATTGAGCATCTTCATTATATAAATAACCATATCCTTTATTACCTGAATTATTACCTAAATTAGTATACGGATAATCTGTTAATGAACCATCAAAAATTTCATCTTGGTATTTAGCCGTAATAAATTTATCAGTTATCCATTTATTTAGTTCAGTACCGAATAAGTTCGTGTTTTCTGTCTTCCAACCATAGAAAGGAACCTCTTGTGAACTTACATAATTGAATTGACTAGTTACAGGACCTATGGTAATTTCACCAGGTCCCATTTCCCTTCTCAATTCTTCTTCACTATCAAACCATATACCTATTACCTCACCAACAGTTATTGAGTCCGAGTAATTATTATCAAGATATGGTATAACACCATATTCAGAATTAATACTAATTAATTGCGCATAATCACCATCAATTCTAGAATCAAAAAATCTATTTGCTGCACTATCTTGTCTAGAAAATATTTTCTGTATAGAAGCATCACCCAAACCTAATAGTTGTGCGAAAAATTTAGAATTAACTAATCTACTTATAATAAATAAATTTAAAATTCCACTGATATCCTGATATGATGTGCTTTTTATTGTATCAACTAAAAAACTTTCAAACTCAGGTGTTAACATAATCTCTTTTAAAAATTCAGTTTTTGGTCCTAAGTCCATTATAGTTGTTGGTTGCCACATTTGACCATCGTTACTACCAGGTACTTTACCCAATAAACCTGTAATCGGATTTTGTGGTTTAAATTGACCATCATAATAGGGTGCAGACCTATAAAAAAATGAATTAGTATCAGTATTAAAATAAATGGGACCTCTAAATATTCTATCCGAAAATAACATACCAAACGCATTCTGATTTGGGTCACCACAAAATTTATATCTTCTTACTTCATTGTCAGTTCCAAAAAATGTTCTTTTTTGGAAAGATGGCATATATAAGGTTCCGTTTACCCAATTATTTTGAAATAGATGACTAATTACACCTCGACAAGCTGCGAACATAAATCTTATTCTTGTTCTCCATTCAGTAAAATACTTAAAGTCAGCAAATATCGAAGCAACTAGTGGTGACTTAACAAAAACGTAACACCCGTTAACAACCCTATCTTTAACTTTACCTTTACAATCTTCATTCACCGCAAAAGTTGTACCCTCACCTTCATAACAATCAAACGCAATCAATCCAGAACAAGTAAATGAATCTAACACAGTAGGATTAGCTATACCCGCTTGAATTTCTAAATCTCGTAAATTTCCTGAATCATCAGTTGCAGTCAAACCATCAGCAGGATAAGTATTTACCCCTTCACCAGTATCACTAACAGTAAAAATTTCAAAATTACTATTTAAGTGTAACGCAAAATCTTGTAAATCAGAAAAAGAATTAGTATTCGATAATGGTAAATCTCTACCCGTAGATGTTGGTAACCTGTCCGACCTAAAAACAATTTTAGCCGAATCAGACATAATTGTATTCGCTGTTGTACTACCAATACTACGATAAGATGGTGATACTGTTAATATATTATCACTATTACGACTAACTATATCTCCACCTGGCACTTCTGAATACTGATAACTAGCACCATCTATTCTATCCTGAGAAACTCCTTGACCTATTTCTAATCCCCAATTAGTAATTAATAGACCATTAGAATTTGGTAATGGTAATGATGAAGCAATATCATTACCAATAGATGAATACATTGTAGGTGCATTAGAATTGAATGGTATAAATTGATTACTATCAGGAGTAAATAAGAAAGATGTGTGAAATAATTTACTAGTTGCAACACCATTATCCCTATCATTAAATTCGGAATTGGAACTGTTAAATCCATAATGGTATTCTGGTGTACGATAATCAGCACCATTAGTTAAACTTGGATTAACTTTCTGTATAGGAATATTTAAAAAATATTCACCTTCAAATTGGAATTCAGTATAAACATCATAATAAGCACCGAACAGTTTACTTAAATCATATCTAATAGTTTGTCTTGGTGAATATGGGTCTACACCTCTAACTAAAAAAGCCAATACCAAATCATCACTGTCTTCGTACATTTCTATAGGTTTATGTGTTGTTCCTTGGTTACCTTGACCACATCCCCTTCTAGTTTCCATATATATGTGTTTATATAGTATTGAAGAACCTTGATTACCGTAATTATCTAAGAGGTCTTTAGCATCAGCAATAGTTTTAGTTGTTATTACTTGAAAATACTCAACACCCGATTTAAAATTATAAGAATTTCCCGAAGCTAAACTAAGTAAATCTAAGGTAACAGTTTTCTCAGTACCATTAGGGTCAATATAACTAATTTGTTTAGTCACATAATTAGTTAAATTAGTAGTAAACGTACCGGTAATACCTTGAGTGTCATATTGGTTTGTAGCACCAGTCGCAGCACCTGTAAAACCACTAATATTTGGGTCATCAATATCATCTAAATATGTAAATGTTAGTAGTTGACCATCATCGAATGATGTGCCACTATCTAACAATAATATAAGTGGCATATCTTCAAATTGATTCTGCCCATTAGTGGGTATTGTTTGTCCAAAACTAGTTGTTCCATCATCATAGTCATTAACTATTTGAGTTCTAATTCTATTAGGTGCACTATTATCAAAATACCTACTCCTTTGATTCATTAAGTTTAATGATTGAGGTAATGACACATCGTAAGGAGCAATTAAATTATGTATGTAATTACCACCACCTAAAGCATTAACATTAAATGGTGTTTTGTAAAATCTAGACGGAATACGATTACCTATCACACTCTGTCCATAGAACCAACTATCCCAAATATCAAACGGTTGAAACCCATCAAAACCAGAGTATAACATACCAGCCATTTCTTTAACAAGGTCCTCATTTGAATCATCTGCGCCACAATTAACAATACTTTCAACATCATATGATGAAAAGTTTGAAACATCCGCCAATGACGAATTATTACCTCTTTGGGATGGGTCATCTTTTACAGAATTAATAGTATCATTATCTGTCGGTTCATCCATTGACGTTACATCACATTGACACGACTCACAGTCGGGATAGACAATCATTGGAAGTGTTAAATTCTTAAATGGGTTTTCTTTATCCAATGGTTTTATTTTGGTTTTTTGACAGTCTTCCTTTTTTTGTTTACGAGAGAAAAAGGCTACAATACGACAAATCACAAAAATTATTTTATTAATTAACCAAATAATAATATTAATGATTATTCTCAGTATAGGATAGACTAACGCCAAAACATGCATTATTGGTATTAACACAAAAAACATTGGACTTACCAAGTTAATTAACATATTGAATAAAAAGTATATAAAATCAAAGTTTCTCTGAGCGTCGTTTGTAGGAAAACGATTATTTTCACTCATACAAGCCCTATCGGTAATTTCTTTAATACCGTAGTGAGACGCTCTATTAAAACCTCGTTTAAATCTATCAATATGAGATGCAGGTGTATAAACCTTATTATAATTAAATAAATAAAAAGTATCTTCACATTTTATTGCCGCAGCTTTATCTGCATAATCAGACCAATCTAAAGAAAAGGCGTATGACTTATTAAATGCAGAATCACCAGCAGGAACACTATTACTTGAAGGGTCAACATCCCAATGTTCTCGAATATTAGGTAATAAGTAATTAGCCCTCATTATCGATGACTGTAATGAATTTTCATTTTGCCATTTGATTTTAAATCTATATTTACTTTGAGTCGGAATACCAATACTTGAGTCGTTAGATATTACTCTCTCACCAAATTCATTAGTTGTGATATATGTTAAATTCATCGGTAAGTCAACTAACCAAGTTCCATTATCATCAATAACTTCTCCACCATCTTCTAAGAAATATTCTTCCAATACTGGGTCACCATTTTCATCTTCTTCTATTGTCTGTCTAATAGCCAATATTTTTCCTGGACCTGTAACAATATCACAAAGATTACCTGTATCTTTTTTAACTCTACAACTCGCCTTAATATAATCACTTTCATTTGATGAAAATATAGAACCCATAAATGTTGCGTGTGGAGTAATTTCTACCCCCAATTCTCTTAAATCAAAATCAGCACGAGTAATACCTACATCGCAAACGTCATCTGCACCCCAAAACGATGAAACATCCAAATCTTTTACTTCATGTAAAATTTGAGGTAATGAATCAATATTTTCTGAATTCTTAAACAATTGACCATTAAATTGAGACGGAACACCCATACCCATTCTAATAAGGTCAGAAGGTCTTAGTGAGAATTCACCCATATTGGATAAATCTAAATCCATAACTAATTTTTGAGAACCCAAAGGGACACCAACAATCATAAAGTCACCAGCCTCATTTGTTCTTACAGAATATTTGTAGTATTTTTCATAAACGTGTAAGACTTCTTTTCTTGTTAAAACATCTTCAGCAGTTGGGAATGTTCCTGTTGCAGTGTGACCATAATATTCATTTCGATAAGGTAATAAATTATATCGGTATCCATCCTCATTTTTACCTTCAGGTGATTTATAAGGATACAATGTTGATATAATTGGGTCATTTTCATCAATTTGGTCTATCGGTATAAAAATTGAGATATGAGCATTTGGAACACCGACACCACCATTGGCTATAACTCGACCAACTACAACACCATAATCAGCACAGAATTGTGTATACAAATCTTCTTGTCTTAATTTTAAGGACAATATCTCTAACGAATCGAAATCTTGGTCTATTTTTACATTGATGTTTCTATCGACACCTGGTTCAGTTCTAATTCTGATAGATTTTGGCATAATTAGTTTTTAAGATAAATAGTTATTTATCATAATTTTAATTTGTTTTTATTAAAAGTATATGAATATGATTTAAGAGAAATCTACATTTTTAAGAGACTTCGCTCTTACTTTGATATCTAACTCAGGAAAACGTATCTGATAAACCTGATTTGGTTGTGCAAATATGGTGTCATCAATAAGTTGTATTTCTTTAGTTTCTGTATTTGAATACCTTTGAGATGTTTGTGAATTAGAGTATCTACCACCGACTTTATTAAAGACTTTCAAATCCGCTAAACTAATAACACCAGGTATATCTTGAACTATTCTTCTAACATCAGAAATATTTACGTTATTACCTAATTGTTGTATCGGAGGTGAAAAATAACTTTCAACTGAATTAATAATATTAGTTATAACCTGTCCTTGATTTTCCGTTGAGTCCATAACAACTGAGAACTCAAATTCAATATCAATAACTTTTGCATTTGTAACCGATATGTAATCATTAATCATTCTATAATGTGAAAGATAATTCGCAATGTTTTGCATTAAAGTATTAGATATCGTTTCAGTTAGTTTACCTTGTGTGTCATAAGATAAAATTTCAATTTTAATCTTATTATCTTCTTCCGTAATTGATGCCTTTGCAGGTGCACCAAATCTACTCGGCATCGTTCTAACTAAAGAGTTATAATCATTAATTGTTACCGCTCTTTTTTGTGCTGCGAAGTTAAATGCAACCATATTTCTAACCTCTTCAGTTGTTGGTAGGTCACCCCCACCGATAGCTGCAGTAACATTAGTAGACCTCAAACTTTGTCTAACATTTTGATTAATTGTATTAGAAGGACCGTTAACTTCAAATTTAATAGTTCCAAACTGTGTAATAGTATCAACACCAACATTCGATGCTTTACCACCACCAATTCTATATTGAACAAACAACGTAGTATTAGGTTTAACTGTTAGACCTAACGCAATGTTATTTTGATAATCTTGTATTCTTAGTGGAACACCTGTCCTTGCAAATTGTTCTAATTGGTCTTCCGCAGATGTGGTTGCACCGCCAAAAGTTAATTTACAATAACCCTCAGGTGTATATTCAGAAACAAATCTGTTCTCTGTTTCAATATACTTACCAACCTTAATACCTGGTTGGTCAGATGCCTTTGTAGGGTCCTCAACAAATATTTTAGATTCAGCTAACGCATCAACCTCATACCATTTATCATTTGAATTAATAAACTCACCGTAAGTCGGTGGTGATTGATAGTTTACCCCATCTTTTTGTATAACCGATGTAATACTAATGACATTTTTTTCAGGTAAAAAGAATTCATAGAAAGGTCTAACGTCACCGTTATTAATTACTTTTTTAAATGTCTTTGTTAATCCGTTAACTACAACCTCTCTTTTAGTAATTGTATAATTTATAATATTATTATTTGAATCGAAGTTCGGTATTTTAGTTCTATTAGGAAAACCTTCACTATTATATTGTGTGCTGAAATCGATGTCATTTGGATTTTCAAATACTTGACCAGCACCAATAAACTGAGAACCTGCCCTCATAACACCTAAGTATCTTTCATCTTCTTGGTCTCCAAACGCAGGAACTGTAATCGATACGTCCACCAACGCAACTGAAGGTCTGTTTCCTGGTATCTTAAGACCATAAGTTCGAGCAATGTTATAAATTGACGATTTCTGTTGTGCATATTGTAAAACAGTTTCCTGAATACTGCGGTCTATATGATAATTTAAGTTATCACCAATAGCCGCATTCAAATCCATAAATACTGAATAGATGGATGCGTCATTGAAGTTACCAATTAAGTCAGGATAATACTGTTGAGTATAATTAATTAATTCCTGTCTTAACGATTGAAAGTCTCTTTCCGTGTATGATATTTTACGATTTGCCATATACTATTAAATATTTATAATTACGAAATCTCGTGATTCAAATGTGCCTGATTGTATTGTATAATCAATTCTTAATTTTGCTGTGTATTCTTCAGTTCCTCTACCCGCGATTCTAAATACCTGACCACCTAATTCTTCATAGTTAATCTCACCAGGTAAAGGTTCACTTTCTAAATATGGCTCAATAGTAACATCATTTATTTGTAGATTAGGTATATACTTCTCAACCGCTTGTCTAACATCCGCTTTAATAGAATCAAATGTAGGTCCGTCCATAGGTTCAAAAATAAACTCATAAATTCTAGTACCAAAATCAGGTAAATAATATCGACTACCCTTTCTAGTTAGTATAAGATGTAACAAATCTGCCCTAATTTCTTCTTCAGGTGTTTGAGTTAATCTAAGGTAGTTGCCACGAGGACTATCCCTAAATGGAAAAAATACACCATATGTTTTACCGTTTGCCATATCTCATAAATATAAACATAGATAATTTTATCTAAACTGAAAATAAAAAAGGTCAGACATTGTCTAACCTTTTATCTTCCTTAACCTTAATTTTTACTAAAGACTAACCTTCACACGCCACACAGGCCAGGTCATTCAAATTCAATTTCTTTCTTGCAAATGCCTGTGCAGAATTCATTGAATGTTGGTAATATAAAGTTTTTACACCCAATTGCCACGCATCTATCAAAAGTTTATTAACATCCTTTGTCGGCATATCAGGTGAAATCATTAAGTTTAATGATTGTGACTGGTCAATATAATTTTGACGAACCGCCGCTTGGTTAATAATCGATGCTTGATTTATTTCTGCAAATGTTCTAAAAACATCTTTTTGTTCATCAGTCAAGAAATCTAAGTGTTGAACTGAACCATCTTTCTTCTTAATAGAATCCCACACTTCTTTAGTGTCTTTTCCCATTTCAGATAACAAATTTTTAAGAACAGGATTTTTAATTGTTACTTTAAGCTTAGCTACATCTTTTACATAACAATTTGACCATATCGGTTCAATAGATTGTGATACCTGACCTAAGATAAAAGCCGATGAAGTTGTAGGTGCAATTGCGTTTAGTGTAACATTTCTACGTCCATAACCTTTCAAATATTCAGGTTCACCGAACATTTCTGCCAATTCTTGAGATGCTTTATATGATTTTTCTTTAATCAATTTAAATACCTCAACATTAAGTCTTGCAGTTTCCCTCGTATCAAACGGTAAGTTTTTAGATTGTAGTAGTGAGTGCCAACCCAATACCCCTAAACCTAACGCTCTTTGACGTTTTGCGAAGTTATATGCTCTTTGCAAATAGAAGAATGCTCTTTTACCCTCAAGTGTTCCATTATCTCTTAATGCCTCAATTTTTGTTAAGAATTCAGTCACAACAGCATCTAAGAACATAACCATAGTCTCAACTGCATCAGTATCTTTCCATTCGTCATAATGAAGAACATTCATTGACGACAATACACAAACAAATGACTCATCTTCAGAATTATGAAGTGCAATTTCGGAACAAAGATTTGAATTATAAATCTTAGCATCTTTATCTACATAAACTTCAGGTGCTTTTTTATTCATCGTATCGGTAAACATAATGTAAGGATAACCAATCTCACCTCGTCTTTGAATAACTTTAGCCCATATTGCTCTTTTTTCGTCATCACCTGCAATCATTTCTGTCATAAACTGGTCTGTAACAGTCACTGCGTGTGTTAAATCTTGAATTGAGAATCCTTCAGTTCCAATTTCTAAGAACTCCATAATATCTGGATGCTCCACAGGTAGATATGGTGAGAATCGACCTCTACGTGTTGAACCTTGTGATATATTAT